GAGTTTCCCATCTGCTCCTTTTTTAAAAGATACAGCACTTGCTACACCGGCATTGACTGCGGCTCCAGCACTTCTATATCCAGTTTCACTTAATTTTGACCCGTCTTTTCTTGGTCCACCCATGATATTTTTACTCCTTTAAGTAATTAAATAAGGTTGTTTGTCATACTTGATTGATGTCACTTGACCTGCTACTGCATCCTCTAAAGCTATTCCTACTGACCAGACTTTAGTTGTTCCTGTATAGGCTGAATATCTAACTTTAGGGACAGCAGGGACAGTAAAATCAAGTATGACTCTTTGACCTGCTGTTAGATCTGTAGTTGTTTCGACTTTAACTATTCCACCATCAGTCCACGGAAACTCATCACCGTCACCTGCATCTAATGTCGAAATACCTACAAAGTCATCTGCTTGAGTAGATACTTTTTCATATCTAATTATTGATCCATCTTTATCAGCAACTTTAATAGGGGTATTTATTGGAATAGCTCCCTTAGCTCTACCTGAATACTGAAATCCAAATTTTGTGAATGCCATTTATGAAATCCTCGCTAAATGTAATACATGTTCTAGTTCTTCTTGGGTATCAGTTTTAAGTCCTTTTTCACCTGCAATTTTGTGAGCTTTTTTAAGAAGTTTTGCACCATCAAGATCTCCCCCTGCACTCTCTAAGTCATGAGATGTTACTTTTACACCATCTACTTCTTCAATGTACTCATCTAAGCTGTAGTCTGATCTCTCAGGTAATATCTCATTCAAGAATCTTTTAACAATATCTTTTGGGGATAAATTTTCTGATAAAGAAAAACTGGTTTGCTCATCATCAATTTTGCTTAAATGGAAACAAGAAGTATTAGGTAAATCAATAACTTCATCATCTGAGAGTAAATTAAAAAGTTCAGTAACAATTTTTACATCTTTAGGTAGTAGTTGTGGATTAGCTTTTTCTGTTAGTGATCTGATAAATAATTTATCGCTTTCTATAACCTTTGATTTTTCCATTTTTTTAACTTTTTCAGTCATTCCATCAACAAGGCTAAACTGAGATTGTAACTTTTCAGTTACTTGTTGTGTAACACTTTTAACAATATCCTCAAGGTTAAAAGAGCTTTGAGTTGGAATTTCAACAACTGCTTTAACATCAGGTGTCTTCCCTGCTCCATCAGTATCTACTTCTCCTATTCCCTTTGGCATTTGATCTCCTTTTTCTTCAATAAATTCAATAAGGCTAAATTCGTCAATACTTATTTCTTCGCCGTCTTCTTCTAAGCTAAATTTTTCTGCAACATCTTCTATTTCAAATAAAGCAGGTATCTCATTCCCTAATAAATCAACACTTGTGATTAAATTTTTAACAACTTTACCGCTTTGGAGTGGGATATTATGTGCAAGTTTTATGCTTTTACTTGGAAAGTAGCCTTTGTCTATTGCTTCAAATACATTGTCAGGGATTTCTTCTAAATCGGCTCTAACTAAATTTCCATCGACTTTAAAGTTTTTTGCAAGTCCATAAGAACTTACAAATTTTTGTCTATTGTGAGTTAGACCTATTCTTGGACTATACTTAATAGATTTTGAAACGCTTACCATTTCGTTTAAATCATCTAAAGTATAAGTTTTTCCCTTGAATGTACCTGTACTGAATACAGCAACATTTTTAAGACTTTTCATGTTTGTTTATTATTTTGCTAAAAATAAGTTTATATACCCTTAATTTTGACAAAATATTTAATATTGTCAATAGTCTTTTTCTAAATGCTTTTATTCTATTAAAATAACTGTTATTTACTGTTATTATCTATGCAACTTGTTGAGGTAAGTACTCTTGTAGTTGCTCCTCTTTTATTTCTGAAAATTCATACATTTTTCTTATTTTATTTAAGTCAGATAAATTTTTAGGATTTATAAAACCTTTGTCTGTTAAAGCAGTAATAGTGTTGATATCAAGTTTACGTTTAGCAGGGTCAGAGTTCTCTAAAGAAATAATAGGGTAAATATCTTCAGGATAATTTATTTCATCAAAGTTAAGTTTTAACAATGGGTAAATAACTTGCTTCTGAATAAGATCAAGGACAAGTATCTCAAGGTAATTGGAATAAATACTTGTAACTTGCATGTGTGTCTGAGATTGAGCGAATGAGCCTGTTCCATTAATTCCCTCGTTATTTGTTAGAGTGTTGCCTAGAATAGCTTTTGCTATTTGTGAATCTATCCAATCCATAGCTTGAATATAACTACCTTCTTGTCCTGTTGATTCGATATTTGTTTCATACTGTATATCAGAAGGTACAACTGCTCCCCCTCCTTTTTTTAGGATTTTTAAAAGTCTTTTAGCATAAGTCATCGTATTAGGGTCGCTAATATCATCTACTTTTATTACACTTGCAGGAACAGCTTTTTTAGCTAGACCAAGAGAGTATTGCTCTAATAACTTTCCCTTTAACCATGAGAGTTTATTTACATATTCAATAACTCCTGATCCATAATGATTGTCAAATTCAGGGTTAAAAGTGGAGTATAGAAATTTACTTAATGGATAAACCCTATTATTATTCATAAGTGATTTTATCCCTATGATGTTATTAAATCTATCTATTTGAAAGCCTACTTGTCCTACTCTTTTTACTTTTATATCTTTAAGCAGTCTTTTAAATTTATACTTTTTATTTTCAAATAACTTATATACTTTTTCAGCTATTACAAAGCCGTAGTATATTTTTGTTTCAAGCATTGATGAAAGAGTAACAGAAAACGGTATAGTCTCTAAACTACTGATAATAAGTTCTGAAAATTCTTTTAAATCTATTGCCTGTTCTGTTTCGTCTTTAGCTGTAAACGTCAATAATTTTTGCATTACAGAATAAATTAATGTGGACAAAGTGGATTTAATCTGAGGGTCTAATTTATTTCTTTGTAATTCGGATAATTCTATTTCGTGCATTACCTCTGAATAAGTAGTGAATCCAAATATACCTGCATCGAAACGTTCCTCAAATTCTTTGATAAACTCATTGATTGCTACTTCAACATAAGGGTTATTATTTTCAATTTCTTTTTCAATTTCTTCTACTTCATCAATAATTCTTTTGTCTTCTGAATCGTCAATTTGATTATCATTCAAACCTAAAAATCCAGTTAGTTTATTTATTATTCCCATGTTTGTTCTCTTTGAAAAAATACTTCACCATTTTATGCTATTTTCTGATTATTTACTATATCTAATTTCTTAATTAATCGTCATCATCGTAACCATCGTTATCACTGTAACGATAATCAGGATCTTCTGTATAAATACTTGTTATGCCGAACTTAACTTTTTTCTTATGGAATATCATTCTCATGGATAAACAATCTCCAAAGTCAGGTGATCTTCCAGTTTTTCCTTTAATTTCATCTTTGGAATTTATTTCTAATTTACCATCACTGTCTATATTTTTTCTTTCTATTGCTTGTAAATCAGTTACTATAAATTCTTTGATAGCATTTTTCTTGGTAGAATTATTAGTGAACATTACATATAATTCAGCATCTTTAACAACTTCACTTAATCGGTAATAACACTGTGTTCTTAGATTTTTGTAATTTTCTTTATCAATAGGGCTAGAAGCTCCAACAAATGAAACACAGTTAGGAAGATAATCGACTACTCCTCCGCCTACTCCTCCATCATCTACTATTATTCGTGATCTAGGTACTCTATATTTACTTGCATAAGCTTTGATTAATTCGACAATTTCAGGTATAGAAGATTTTTCAAGGATAATAGTTTCAACAACTTTTAATCCTTCCCAGACCATTATTACTAAATAATCTTTTCCATATCTAGCTACATCACAAGTTATATATGCTAATCCGCCTGAGACATGATCGTTACTGAAAATATCTAAAATGTTTTTATAAGTGAATAATGAAACGTCTTCGTTATCATACTCCCAGTTGCCGTATCTTAAACGTTGTACACTTGCGTGATCTGTTATGTTATTTTCTAATAAATGAATATATGACTTAGCTATATAGTGATTATCATCTACCAATGAAATGATAAACTGAGCGTCTTCTTTTAACTGTCCTTTCTTCCAAGGTTCATAATACTCAAAGTAAAGCCAATTCTTTTTTGGATTACAAGTCATTAAAAGTTTAGGAGTTATACCGTATTCTTCAAGCATAAAAGATAAACGAGTAAGAACAATATTTTTAGCAAGATGTGGTACTTCTCCACACTCATCTAAAAATGCCCCTGTTAATTCTAATGATCCTAATTTTGTATATTCTGGATCTTGTGGGTAATGGAATAAGTCAACAAATACTACTTCACTGCCTGTTTCGTAAAAAATCAAAGTATCTGTCTGTCCGTTATATTGCCAATCTTTTCCTTTTTCTAATCCTAATTCGCTTAGAATTTTCATAAAGGTTTTAAAAGTTGTTCTCTTTAAATCCTTAAGTCTGGATCGTCCGATTAACCAACGACTTTCTGGATATTCAAAGCAAGATTGAATTATCCAAGCACAACCTAGATAACTTTTTCCTCCTCTTGCTCCTCCTCCGTAAACAACTTCAATGGTCTTATTATCAGTCAAAAACTCATAGGCAATCATCTGTTTGTCTAGGAGTTTCATTTCAATTATTTCATTGGCGTTATCTTTACTTTTTGTTTTTGGCATTTTTAACAAATTTTATTCGTAAAGGTTTCTTATCAGAACTTCCCCCAATTTCTACTTTATCTGAAAAGCCTAAGTATTGTTTTGATAAAAAGAAAAGTGTCCCTTTATCTTTTTGATTTATAGCTAGATCAATTATTTCACGTCTTAAGGATATTTTTAATTTTGAAGTAAAACGGCTTGAATATTCTTTAAAAGTTTCTTTTTTTTCACGTTTAACTATTGCCATTATAGTGTCTTCATCTATACCTAAGTGATCTGAACATTCTCTTAGAGTGCATTGAAGACTTACCAAAGTATCAAATACTGTCCAGTCAATGGTCTTTTTTTTTCTCCCTGCTCCTTTGGGATTTTTTATTTTATTTTCTTCTGACATATAGGACACCTATAAAAATATTAAACATTAATAAATGATGGATAATCTGTTTACCATCACAATATGGACATTCAAAACTTGTGAAATTTATATCATTATGAACATTAACAGTAGGCTTAGAGCAAGTGTTACAATCAGCTATTGATGTAAACCATCCGTTTTTATTCTCTTCTCTTTTTTTTGAAATATCCACAGGTTCTTTAATCCAAATGCTCTTTC